CGCTCTCGGTCGGCAGGATCGTCTCGCGGCCGCCGAAGACCAGCTGGGTGAGGAACGACGCCTTCGGCTTGACGTTGTTGAGGAAGCTGGTCTGGAAGGCCCAGCCCAGCTGCGTGTTGGTGATGACAGGAGTCGGCATTGGAAGTCAGATGGTCCGGGGTTGTGGGATCAGGCCAGACCAGTCGTGGTCGTGCCGAGCTTGTCGAGGTTCTCGATGCGGATGCCGCGCTCGCGGTTCGTCGGCTTGCGGCAGACGTCGCGGAGCTGCGCCGCGGTGGCAGCGCCGAAGGCGCCAGAGACGCGCAGTGCCTCGAGCACGGCGAAGTCCACCGAACCGCGGATCATGATCGTGCCGAGCACTTCGGTGTTGACGGCCGGGAGCACCACCGCTTCGGGCCAGACGATACCGAAGATGTCGTTGGTGGCGCCGAGAGCGGCCGTCGCGTCGATCACGGAGTAGTTGCCGTTGGCGACCTGGACGTAGACCGGCGTGCCCGGCCGGAGCGTGACCGAGCCGGCGGTGCCGACACCGGCGAAGGCGACCTTGTCGACCGCGCCCGGGCCTTCGGCCGGCTGGATCGCCGGGAGGCCGGCGCGGGTGTTCTCGCTGTAGAGATTGTTCGTGGCGAGGGGCATTGGAGTTCCTCAGTGTGCGGGGTTGTGGGGATCGCTCAAGATCAGGCCTTGGCCTTCTCGAGCGACTTGGCGAACAGCACGCCGGCCTGGACGGCCAGCGCGTCGTTCTTGTCCAGCGGCAGGCCGCCGAGCTCCTTCGGCAGCTGGCCCTTCTCGACCGCCTCGACCGCCGTGCCTTCCGGCCCGGCCTTCGCGCGCTGCTCCTCGGCGTCCTCTTCGGCCCAGGCCTTCTTCATCTCCGCCAGGCCCTCGCGGTAGCCGACCGGGTCGCCGACGGCGATCGTCGAGTTGAACAGCGCCTGCTGCTCGTTCTGGCGCAGCCACTTCTTCAGCAGGCGCTCGTTGTTGAGGACGTGCGGCGGCGGGACGGCCGGCTTCGGCGCGTCCTTGTTCTCCTGCTTCGGGGCGATGCCCTTCAGCAGCTCGGCGACGCCGGCGAGGACGGTCTGGTTGGACTTGAGGAGGACGGCTTCCAGTTCCTGGGGAGTCATGTCGGTGCTCTTCGTGACGGGTTCGGCGTTGGAGGTGCGGGCGGTCAGTTGGTTCAGCGCCTCAGCCAACCGGCTGACGACGTCGGAGCTCTTCTCCGATTCGACGACCGCCGTCCCGCCCATCGAGACGCCGGCCCAATCGCCCGAGCGATACTTCTTGCGCAGCTCGGGATCTTCGATCTTGATGATGGTCGCCCACGCGCCTGCGAGGTCGACCGGATTGCCCTTCGTGTCCTTCCAGTTGTGGAAGCGTTCGTCGCTCTTCTGCACGAGGAAGGTCTCGGCCACGCGCGCCTTCTCCTTGGGGAGCGGCTTGCCGTCGTGGTTGATGTCGACCGAGGCGCCGTTGGCGATGAAGTCGTGCGCCATCTGCTTCACGACGTCGGCGTCGGCGATGTCGCCCTGGGCGTCGCGCATGTTCGGCGCGTAGACCACGGCGGTCAGCTCGCCCCGGTCGTCGAAGTTCGCCGAGCTCTTCACCAGCGTGCCGAACGCCACCGAGCCGTCGCTCTTGTAGACGGGCTCGATCTGGTTCGCGCCCGCTGGCACGAGGCTGATGAACTTGATGTGTGCCTTCTTGATCCGGCGCATGGTCGGGAGTCTGCTATGATCCACCGCAAAGCGTCAAGCCCCTGTGCTGATGCCGGTATCAAACACATGTTTCTCCTCTTCACCGTCAAAGGTCTTCGGCTCCGCATCGCTGCTGCCAACATCACCAGCTACAAAGAATCCGGCGGTGAGCTCGAAGGCAACACCGCTGTCACCTGGGAGGAGGGCGAGAAGGCATCGATCGCTTTCGTGGATCAGACCGTCGAGGACATCGACGCGATGTTCGAGAAGCTGTTCACAGCATGAACGAATACTGCTGTGGAATGCGTAAAAAGTTCATCGTGGCTGTTGTCGCGACGAACCCTCAAGTCCCTGAGCCGGTCGAGGTTGTCGATTTCATTATCGACTTCGAGAAGAACCGGCTCGCTATCAAGTTCTGCCCTTGGTGCGGCTCGAAGCTGAACATCGGAGGCGGAGACCCTTTCGTCACGACGACACCACAATGAACGAAATCAAAGCCGAAGGTCTCGCTGTTCCCAAGGACACCGAGATGACCACCCTCAGCATCACGGCCCCGGTCGAGCACTTGTTCAGCTCGGACATCCGGGTCAGCGACCTCCGCAAGGCGCTGAGCGAGAGGCCGAAGACGACGAGCGAGCAGGTCGCCAGCAACCAGGGCCGAATCAAGGGCCGCGTGCCGCACCCGTTCGACTACTCCGCGGCGCAGAAGCTGCTTGAGGCGTGCCACATCCACGAGGTGTGCATCATGACGAAGCGCGATGCGATCGTCGGCCTCGGCTTCGAGACCGAGGAGGAAGCGAACGCGCGAGCGAAGAAGAAGGAGCTGGAGCAGGCCGCGCACGCGGCAGCCATCGCCGGCGACCCGAACAAGAAGCCGCCTCCGGCCGGAGGCGACGCGCCGGTGAAGAAGGAGCTGCCTTTGCCGAAGCCGGCACCAAGCGACGCGCCGCCGAAGGGCGACCCCGCAGCGGAAGATCCCATGGCCGCGCCGAAGCCGAGGTCGGTGGTCGAGGAGAAGCTCGATCCGCTCTGCGAGGACGGCTTCCACAGCATGATGAATCAGATCGCCGAGGACTACGTCACCCACGGCATCGGTTACATGGAAGTTGTCCGCGGCATGTCCGGGTCGATCCTCGGCCTGTGGCACATGCCGACGTGGAAGGTGTTCAAGTTCAACGAGGACGAAAAGCCGTTCTTCCACTACGAGGTCGACGACCTTGTCGAGGGCGGCCTGTCGAAGCTGATCTACGCCAAGTGGAACGAGGTCGACCGCGTGACGGCGCTGCTGCAGAACCCCCAGCAGAAGATCACCGAGCTCATCCGGTTCGTCATGCCCTCGGCTCGTCAGGTCGACTACAGCATGCCCGACTACTTCGGCTGCGTGCCGTGGCTCGAGCTCGCGCAGAAGGTCATGCAATACGACTTCGACTACTTCAACAACCGAGCGGTGCCGGACCTGCTGGTCATGCTCACCGGCCGCAAGGTCGCCCCGGACGAGCTGAAGCTCTTCGCCGAGTCGTTGAAGGCGACCATCGGCGAGAAGAACCGCCATCGTTCGCTCGTGGCGAACTTCTCGGCGCCTGATCTGGTCGCCACCGTGGAGCGGCTGAACGCCGACAACCGCGAGCGGTTCGGCGACCTCTGGTCGGCCATCCAGCTGGCGGTGGTCTCGTCGCACCGCATCCCGCCGCTGCTCGCCGGCGTGACGCTGCCGGGCAAGATGGCGGCCGCGAACGAGCTGCCGAACGCCCTGATCGCGTTCCAGACGCTCTACGTCGACCAGCAGCAGAAGGTCTTCGAGCGTGTGCTGGGCGCGACGCTGGGCAGCGACGAGGCCGGCCTGGGACTGAAGCCCACCGACTTCCGGCTGAAGAAGATCACCGACGCCTATGACATGGGTCAGGTCGACACGATGTCCCGCATGCGCGAGACGACGACCGAGGCGCAGCTGAAGGGCCGGGACCTCGCCAATGGCCTCAAGGAGTAGCAGGTTCCGGCTGCAGCTCCTGACCATCATGGCCAGGAGAGCGAAGCGAGACATCCAAGCGGCTATCCCCATCCAACGATGGGGCCGCCTTCGTGATTCGATTCGCTACATCGTCACCGAGGACGGCATCACGATATACTCTCTTTACTACTGGGCGAGGTTCGTGAACGACGGCCGCAAGAAGATCGAAGCCGCGCCTGGCAAGGTCTTGGTGTTCTTCGCCGACCCGCAGGACGACCCTCGCATCGCCAGTGACTACCCGAAGAAGCTGAACCAGCTGCAGCGCCTGCAGCTCTCGAAAGAGGACTTCCGACGGAAGCGGGAGTCGGGTGAGTTGATCGTCGCCAAGGCCGTCGGTCCGGCCGGTGGGTTGGAGTTCCTGCAGAAGGGCCTGCGGGTGACGCGCAAGGAATCCAAGGGCGTCTTCCGGGACATGATCCGCGGCGAGATCCGGAAGATGATCCGCCGCGGCACGAACAAGATCAACGTGCGGTTGGGTTAGAAAAAGAGACGCCCCAGCTGGTGAGGCTGAGGCGTCTACCCACATGCAGCTCTTCTCGTTCTCGTCTCGCACCGGCCTCTCAGCCGGAGAGGGGAACCTAGCGGCGGGCGCCCCAGAGGGCAAGCCCCGCTGCGTCGCCGAGGTGCTTCCAGTCGCCTGGGTTCACGTCCTTGGCGCCCAAGACGTTGGCCAGGGCCGGCGAGTCGAGCGGGACGCAGTATTCGCTGCGCTGCTCGGTCTCGAGGCCGAAGGTGCGGAACGTGCGCATCTGGTTGATCGGCTTCGGTGTGTTGCCCTTCCACTCGTGCGGGGTCGGCACCAGCAGCGGCGTGAAGAGACCAGCCACGACCCCAACGCACGCGCCGGCGACGAGCGCCAGCTGCAGGATGTCGGCCGGCGGGGCGTTCGAGCCGTGCTTGATCTGCTGACCCTCGACGACGATGCCGCCGAGTGGGCCGTGAAGCCTGCAGATGTTGGGGAGCTGGTTCCACACAGCCCGCGCCATCGCCACCGCCGGCGTGTCTGAGTTGTCGATCCTGAAGGGCTTGAAGATCGCCACCGCGAGCAGCTTGTGCTTCGTGGCGACGGCGACGGCCGTGTTCTTCGTGTCAGGGTCGATGCCGATGAAGATCACAGGTCACCCCACAGCTTCCTCAGGTCCGACACAAGGTCGGACTTCACCTTGTCCTTCAACGCCTTCAGGTCCACGGCGTCGTTCCAGAACTCGATCTCCGGCATCGACGGCCATGCCGGCCAGTAGCTCCTGCTGTCGCCGTTGAACGTGCAGCCGCGCCGGTGCAGCCGCGCCAGCGTGACGTGCTCGACAGCGCGAACGATCGGAGCCGCCTCGACGGCGAAGCCGCTGTCGGTGAAGACGACGGTCTCGATTCCCTTCGGGACCTTCTTCAGCGCCTCGGCGGCGCATCGACCGAAGTAGTCCTGGCCGAACATCGGCTTGCACATCCGCTCCGAGTAGTGGATCGCCACTTCTCGAGGTGTCCGGCCCGCCAGGTTGGGGTGCGGCTCGTCCTTCGCCACATCGCTCATGCGGATCCCGTGGATCTTGAACATGTAGTCGATGATCGGCTGGGCGAACTTCTGGACGACGCACCGGGGGAGAGCCTGCACGAGCATCTCCCCCAGGGTGTCCTTGCCCGAACGCGGAGGGCCGTTGAGCAGGACGACCCGCATCACTCGACCTCGGAGATGCTGATGTAGGCGGTCTTGCCGTCGACCGAGTCGCGGACGTGGACGCGGAACTCGCGCTTGCCGTCGGTCAGCTGGCGCAGCTGCTTGTGGACGGCGTTGTAGAGGTAGGTGCGCGCCGTCTTCTTGCCCTGCAGGTCGAACGACACCGCGGCGGTCTTGTTGCCGCTGTCGTAGGCCGCCAGGAGCTCCTTGGTCGGCTGTTCGAACGCGCTGGTGCGGCCCGAAGGCGCCAGCTGCACGGTCGAGAGGTCGACCAGTCCGCCGACGGCGGGCTTGGCGCGCGGCGTGCGCTGGGTCGTGGCGGTCGCCGGGGCCGGGGATGCGGCCTTCGGGGCCGCCTTCTTCGATTGCTTCTTGTTCATGATGGTGTCCAGATCCGCAGTCTTCCGTCCGGGCCGAGAACCTTCTCGGCCTTCTTGTTCCACCGGAGCATGACGGCCGGCTCAGCACCGACCTTGACGTTCGGCGAGACGGTCCGCATGCCCTCTACCATGACGTCTGCCACGGCGAACGCTCGCTCGTGCATCAGGTCGTCGTTCGGGATGGAAACAAGAACCTCGTCGTGGATGAACGCTGGATTGCGACACCCATAGAGGACGTGACCGAGACTAGCGTCGTAGCACTTTCTTGCAAGAGAGAACAAAGCGATTTTCGCTCCCTCAGCAGCTCGGCTTTGAAGCGCGAGACCGTTGGCGGCTTCGGTGTAGGCGCAGTTGCGCCGGATCAAGCCGTTCGGGGTGGTGTAGGCGTAGCGGGTATTCTCCCCGTCGCTCCACTCCGGGTCGACGCACATGCTGTTGATGTATTGGAAGTAGGCGCGGAACTCCGGGTAGGTGCGGAGCCACGTCTCCTTCAGCTTCTTCGACAAGGCGACCGCGGCGTCGAGAGAGCCCTCCTGCTTCACCAAGTTGACACCGAACTGCGTCTTGGCGTAGGCGATGAAGGTCAAGGCCCCAAGGCCGCCGGGGAGGCCGAGGCCCGTCGGCTTCGCCATCGTGCGCCAGTGGTCGTAGGTCTTGCGATCGTCCTTCTTCAGCTTGACGAACTTCTCGTAGTTGCCGTCCGGATTGCCGGTGTCCCAGGTCGGGTTCGTCATCACCAGCAGCGACGCCGAGAGGTAGGCGTGCGGGTCCATGCCGGCGTTGATCTTGTCGGCCAGGACCGACTGGCCGAACAGGTCGATGCACTGCTGGGCCGCCATCACCAGCTCGATGAAGTTGTAGTCGACCGAGCAGATGACGCACCCTTCGTCTGCGATGAAGATGTCGCGGATGCGCTTGTCGGGGTTCTGGATGTTGAACGACGGGTAGGGTGGTGCCTTGTCGGTCTTCTTGTTGCCTCGAGCGCCGGTGCGCCCGGTCGCCTTCAGCACGTCGTATTTCGGGTGAATCCGATCGTGCGTCAGGGCCGGCAGCTGGGTGGTCACCAGCATCTTGATCTCGCTGCGCGCGATCATCTCGTCGATCGTGTCGTCGAGACCCTTCAGGTCCGTCATCATCTCTTCGCCGATGCTGACGGCACCGCTGTCGGTGAGCCGCTTCTCGACGCCGAGGCGCTCGCACAGGTCGGTCACATACTGACGCGCGACCGTCTCGTTGATCGACGGCTCGACCGCGGCCTTGAACTTGATGCCGAGCGCCTCGAGCTTCTCGCGGTGCGGCTCCCAGTCCGCCGGCCTGAAGCCGAGGGCGGCGACCGCCTTCTCCTCCTGCTTCACGTAGGGCTTCATCGGCTCGCCCGGGCGGAGGATGCCGGCCGAGAGCATGTTGCCGTAGGCGAGCCGGCTGGTGCCGTCCTCGTCCTCGACCGTGGCGTGCGGCGCGAACTTCGCCCGCAGGTCGCGCAGCTTCTCCTCGGCCAGGGGCTTGTCGATCCGCATGCCCCAGCAGCTGCCCAGGTAGAGCGAGAGCGCCGCGCGGGTCTGCAGGAACTGCGTCTTCAGGGCGTGCAGCCCCAGCTTCTTCTCGTCCTCGTCCTGCGCCAGGTGGATGCGCAGGCCGCCATCGGCGTCGGCGATCGGGTAGGCGCGCATGCGCTCTGGGTATTCGCTGATCGGCTTGCCCTTCAGCGGCCCGTAGTTCGACCGCACCGCGTTGTCGCCTTCCTTGTCGTCGCTGCGGTCGATGCCGAGCCTGCGCTTCTCCATGTCGGCTTGGCTAAACCCCAGCGGCATCTGCGCTCCGTTCTCGCCGGTGACGAAGCGGAGGTCGCCCGTCGTGGCGAGGTAGAGGAGCTTCTCTCTGATGTCGATCGAAGTGACCTTGTTCTGGTCGTAGGCCTTCCAGATCAACTGAGCGAACTTCGGCCGATGCGCCAACAACACCGCCATGTCGAAGGCGATGTTGGTGTTGGTGATCAGGTCGTAGTCCGTGAGGATCGAATCGAGCACCTCATCGAACAGAGGCTCGCACGACGCAACCAACAACCGATTGCCGTCGGTGTCGGCCACTGCCATGCAGATCGGCTCGGGCGCCAGGTTGTAGGGACCGAAGGGATCGGTCTCGAGATCGAAGTCGACGATGCGCATGGTGGGATGAGAAAAGGGAGGTCCTCGCGCACATGCTGGAGCACCCCTCCCCGGCGGGAGTAGATGATGGAGTGCGGGGCCGGCACCGCTCGGGCTTTCGCCCGACGCTTCGATCCGCTGCCCCTCCCGGCTTGTTCAGGGCCGGGGATTGCGCGAAGACCTCGGGGGTGTGTCAGCTGTCGTCGGCGTTGTCGAACGAGAGCTTCAGCTCGTGGCACGCCTTCGCCCACTGCGGGTTGCCCTGCAGCTCGAGCTTGCCCACGCGCCGAACGAACCGGCGATCGGTGATGGAGATGCCCTTCCCCGTCGTGATCTGCTTGCCTTCGTAGGTCACGAACATGCCCACGAGGGGCTGAGCGGCGCTCGCGCACTGCTCGCAGAACTCTTCGGTGATCTTCTCCTCGTCGACGCCGGTCAGCGTCATCAGTGCCCGCTTGACGGAAGGCAGCGACATGTCGCTGTTCATCTTCCAGAGCCACGACAGCGTCTCACCGACGCGGTGCGGCAACATGTTCGCCCTCACGCAAAGGACCGTGTCGATCACGTCCACGATGCGCAGACGAAAGAACGCCTGCCCGATTCCCTTCCTGTCCTTCGAGGTCTTGAACTCCTCGACGTGGAGCAGGTAGTTGCCCGGGCCGATGTAGCTGAAGTCGCCGCGCGGCTTGATGCCGCTCACACCACTGAAAACAGAACCACTCATGTTTCTTTCTCCTAGTCTTGCTTCTGGAAACGCTCGGACAGCAGAAGCTGCTGACGAGCGTTGAGCATCTTAGCGTTCGCACCGGCACGAATCAACACGCTCGACGTGTAGATTGTCGGCAGCGGATCCCACGTAGCGATCAACACCTTGCGAGGGCTGTTCATCGTCTCGCGGACGTAGAGGGCGTCGTTGAGGATGGCCGAGAGGGCCATCTCGTCGAACTCGTTGCTGATGACCGTAGTGATCTCCACCTCGTCGGCCGTCTGGCCCATGCGGTGGGTGCGGCCGATCGTCTGCTCGAAGTCGAGCTCGCTGACCGGCAGCTGCAGGAAGAACTGGTTCGCCTTGAACTGCAGGTTCTTGCCGGTCCCGTGCGCCTTCTGCGAGCACAGGAGCACCTTGCCGGCGGTGCGGGCAGCTGCGCCTTCGGTCGTGAGGAACTCGTCGAACTGTCGACCGGCCGGGCAGTAGGCGTGCTCGATGCCGGCGGCGGTGAAGAGCTCGTGCGCCCACTGACCGAGCTCGTTGTGGTAGAACCAGACGATGTCCTTCGTCTCTTGCGTCTTCGCCCATTCGATCGCGCGGTTGATCTTGTAGGGGCTGACGCGCACGGGCACCGAGTCGCGCTCGATGCGGCCGTGGAAGTCCAGGTCCTTCGCCCTGCGCCAAGTGTCGTAGAGGTCCTTGCCGAGCGTGCCGAGGCCCTCGGCGCCGTGGGTGCTGAGGTGCTTGCCGATCAGCATCGGCGTGTCGAGGCCTTCTCGGTGCTGCGTGTGCGAGAAGAAGTGCCGCAGCGTCTTGTGGTATTCGTTCAGGGCCTTGTGGTGGACCTTGCTCTTCTCGAGCAGCTCCGTCGCCTGCCCGACCGACATGCGACCGCCCTCGGCCAGCTGCCCGGCATCCGGCCAGACCTGGTTGTAGTAGATGCCGGCCGAGAGCTGGTTCCGCCACATCCACACCAGCATCGCGTGCTCGATCTCGTCGCCGCCTGGCGTGACCCACTCCTGGATCAGCCGGTCGGTGATCTGCTGCAGCTGCGCTCCGCCCTCGCAGGACATGTGGTCGGCCTTCTTGTTGGCGATCACCAGCGAGACGCCCAGCGCGTCGGCCGGCGCGCAGACCACGCCCGGCGTGGTGATCAGGCGGTTCTGGAACGCCATGCGGAAGCCCTGCGTGTCGGCGGCGAGCTGCGTCTGCGGGAAGTGCTGGTTGCTCCAGTTGATCAGCGGCCGCAGCGGGCCGGCTCCGGTGCGGGTCTGCGCCTTCGTCCAGCCGCTGCTCGGATCGGCGCTCTGCTCGCTGTCTAGCGTCGCGGCCCACTCGTTGACCTGCTCGGCCTCGAACGGCACTGGCGAGCCGCCGCGCAGCGACATGGTGAGGAGGTGGGCGTAGTCGCGCAGGGACTTCGCCGTCATCGTGCCCGAGGTGAAGACGCACTTCGGGTGGTTCTCCTTCCAGTAGCTCAGGATGCGCTTCGTGCGGGCTGACGTGCGGTTCTTCAAGGCGTGAGCCTCGTCGAAGATCATCAGCTCCGGCTTGATCGCGTTGAGGATGTCGCTGCTGTCGCGCGCCGAAAGAAGCGAGTAGGGGATGATCCAGCAGCCGCGGCGACCGCCGGCGAGCTCGCGCCGGCGAGCGAGGCTCTTGCCGCCCATCGGGTAGAACGAGACGCCGAGCTCCACGCGCTGGCGAGCCCAGCCGATGTCGTGGCCGACCAGCTGCGAGTAGACCTGCGACGGCACGAACAGGCAGATGCGCTGCATGCCCTGCTCGACGGCCACACCGATGATGCGCAGGCAGATCAGCGTCTTGCCGCCACCGACCTCGAGCTGGGCGAAGCAGCCGCCGTTCATCGAGAAGGCGACGATCGCCTCGATCTGACGCTCCTTCAAAGCGAAGCCGTTCGGGGCGTCCTTCTTGACGTGCATCTCGTTGAAGGCAGCCAGCTCCTCTTTCGTCAGCGGGTAGTTGATCGGGATGTTGCAGATGCGCTGGATCTCGCTCTGCTGCTTCGGGTTCGCCTGCAGCACGCGGTTGGCGATGAAGTCCATGCCGTCCTTCACCACCACGGTGGTCGGGTTCGGCGTGCCGCGGGCGAGGATCTTGGCGATTTCGGGGTGCATCAGACGAAGCGTTCCATCAGCTTGCGGAAGGCGTGCGCCGCGCAGAACGGGACCTGCGCTTTTCCAAGGGCTCGAACTTGCTCCATGTGACCGGGAAACCCATCAACCACTCTTCCCATCGCGGGTTCACTAGCCCACCAAGAACCTCCGGCAGCTGCGGCGTGTGCCCATTCGGCTTCCGTCCTCGGCCACTGCGGAAGTCCCTCGCCGCTGGGGTAGGCCACATGCGAACGAAGTCGGTCAGCGTCACCCCGTCGTGGCTCGCGCTGCCAGGCCGCAACGAGGTCCGCCGGCGAGATGCCTTCGCGTCGGTAGCGGTCGGGGTGGGCACCGAGGAGCCATAGACGCCGCCGGATGTGAGGGGCGCCAACGTCGGACGCGCGGAGATCAGACCACTCCGCATCGAACCCGAGATCGGCAAGCCCTTGGAGGATGCGGTCCAGACCTCGAGTGCGGAGGGCGGGAGAGTTCTCAACGAAGACGTAGGCCGGCTCCGCTTCGGCGACGACGCGCTGCATCTCGAACCAGAGGCCGCTTCGCTCGCCGGCGAGGCCGGCGCCGCGGCCGGCGAGGGAGATGTCCTCGCAAGGAAAGCCGCCGGCGACGAGATCCACCCCTTGAAACGGACGCGCATCGAACTGCGCGATATCGCCTCCGACCACAGCTTCGCTGCCGAAGCGGGATCGGAGGACGTGCTGGCACCAAGGGTCGATCTCGACGGCTCCGACGAGGTCGAAACCGAGCAGGCTCCCGGCGAGGAGACCGCCCCCGATGCCGGCGAAAAGGTGGAGCTCACGGAGCATCAAAGACCTTCGTCTCGGGCGACGCGAACGACGACGCCGACCCTGCCACCAGAGGGTGTGTAGGTGATGACCCACCCACCGCGGTAGAGGATCATGAAGTAGTCGTAGTCGTTGCCAGGAACGTCGAAGCGGGCGACCTCGTCTTTTGGTTCTTGCTTGGTGATCCTGACAAAAGCGTGCTGCGGGCTTTCGTGACCTTCGAGGCCTTGCGTAGCATCGTCTTCGATCCACAGGTCGACCACTCGCCCGTGCCACGGCGTAGTGTAGCCGTAGCGGGTGTAGTCGCCGTGGAGAACAACAAGTGGATCTCTGTCGCGGTGGTAACTCACACCGACCCCCGCACCACCAGCTCGGCGTAGGGCATCAGCGTGCTGACGAGGTTGTCGACGTCCGGGTCGCCGACGGAGGCCATGACGATCGCCCCGTCGAGGGCGGCCCGCACCGTCTCGTTGGCGAACGCCTGACGGATCTCGCCGCGGCGAGCCCAGACGTCGCTCTGCCAGTAGTTCGGGTGGTTCTGCAGGATCTGCTCGGCCGAGACCACCTCGCGATCGGTGCTGGCCAGCAGGCCAGCGCGGATCAGCAGGATGAAGCCACGGGGCGCCTCGCCGGCGTCCTGCGCCTCGCCTGCCGGCTTGTTCTTGCTGCCCTTCGGGCGACCGCGCTTGGCGGGTGCGGCGGGCGCCGGCGCGGCCGGGGCGGGCTCCTGGGCGGGTGCCGGGGCGGTGATCACGGTCGCAGGCGTCGCCGGCACCGTGACGGCGGCCGGTCGGGGTTCGGCGGCCACCGAATGGGTCGGGGTCGACGCCGCCGCCGGCACCGTGACGGCGGCTGGCGCCTGGACAGGACCGAGCGAGCCCACCCCGCCGGCGGTTGCCGCCGCGTTTGCCAGGATCTCGAGGCGCTTCTCCGCGGCGGCGGTGAAGGCATTGAAGTCGGCGGTGCCACCACCGAGGAGCTTCTCGGCCTCCTCGATCAGCGACACGACGCCCTCGACGCTGGCCATGGCCTGCAGGCGCGGCAGGAGCTCCGCCATGCCGTAGGCGGTCTTCGTGTTGCTGGCGACCGCAGGGTTGACGACCTGCGAGCTGCCGCCGACGGCGCCGCCAGGAGCGATCCAGAGCACGCGACCGTCCGACTGCGGCTCGAAGCGGTAGCCGTCTGCCGCGTTCTTGCCAGTGCGGTGCAGGCACACCTGGCACGCGCGACCGCTCGAGCCGATGCCCTTGTTCTTGCTCTTGGAGCAGACCGGGCAGTTCGGGTCGAACCACGGCGGCGGGGGCTGGGTGTCGCTCGCCGGGGGCGGCGGAGCAGAGACGGCGACCGCAGCTGGCTGCGGCGGGTTGACGGCGGCGGCAGGGGAGGCGCCCTTCAGGCGACGCGCGAGGAAGTCTTGAGGTTCGGTCATGTGGGTAGTGGGTTTCTTCCCTTGTTGGGATTCCAGGAACGTAGTGATTCTCTTCTTGAATGTCAACATGTCCTCGCCGGCGTGGCAGATGCTCTGGAAGTCGCACCCACCGAACGCTTCGCAGGCGCTCTTGTCGGGGAGGGGGATGAGGAACGGGGAGTTGATCTTGTCGAGCTCTTCCAACAGCTTGACGAGCGGCACGATCTTCGACGCCCAGTAGTCGTCGATCTCGGCCGGTGTCACCTCGGCCTCGCGCCTGCGGACCTTCGGGTTGTTGTGGTCGCGGAGGTATTGGTTGTGGACGAGGCTGATGAACTTCGGCGGGACCGCACCTTTCATGCGGAAGCCCCTCTCGAGTTCGTAGGCCGCGTAGAGCATCATCTGGATGTTCTTCTTCAGACCCTCCGCGCTCTTGAAATACCGCTCGCTCTTGCTGTTCTTGTGGTCCTCGACGCGGCCTGGGCAGAGGTAGTCGATCTTGCCGATGACCTGATGGCCGAGGCAGGCGAGCGGGGGCTCGATCTTGTGCTCGACGCGGCCGCCGGGCCGGCGCTCGAGGATCCCCTGCTTCACGGCCTCTTCGATCAGGACCATCACCAACGCGGCGTCGGTCGGGTCGAGCGGCTGCTTGCTGTCGGGGCAGACGTCCCAGCCCTGCGGCCACAGGTCGTGCAGGCTGGCTCCGAGGAGGTATCGCTCGCACGCCGCGTGCAGGACGTTGCCGAAACTCTTGCTGCCCTTCGGCAGCTCCGGCATGTGGCCCTTGTATTTCAGCCACCACTTTCGCGGGCAGAGCTCAGCGGTCTCGAGCTGGGAGGCGGAGATTCTCATACGACGGACCTGCTAGTTGCCTGTGCTACTTGGTAGTGCATCAGCGATGCGATAGAGAGACCCTCAGCATCTCCGCAGTAAGCCACCTTGGCGATGTCGATCTCGTGCTGGGTGCTCATGTCGGCCGGTGAAGTGCGGGTGAGGCCTGTAAGGAACCGATCCAACGCAAGGCTGTATGCCTGCTCGTCCCTGGCCGCACTGCCGATGCCGACCATCTGCTTGACGAAGGGCCGCTTCTTCAACCAGACCCGGCCGATGTTGTCCACCTCCATCGCCAGAAACAGCGCCGGGCTGGCGGTCTGCTTCTTCGATGTGATCGACGCGAGGCTACGCACGAGGTCGTCGACCACCGTTCGGCCGGAGCCGGATAGGTCGAACGCGAGCGTGAACCCCGGGTGGATCTTCCCCTCGACGAGCATGCGCCCGTCTCGCTTCACCGACGCACCGCCGGCTTTGAACTGCTGCAGGTAGAGGTAGATCAGGTGCCGCGCCAGGCGGCACTCGCCGCCGATCCAGGCGCCCTTCGGCGAGTCCTTGGTGAAGGACATGCTGCCGTTCTTGCGCAGGTATTCGCTCGGCCCATCGCCGCACTCCACCACCAGGATGCGCTCGGTGAAGGCGTCGCGATCCTGCGAGCCGAGCGAGCGTTTGCCAATCAGCGTCTGCACCATGTCGAAGCTGTTGGCCGCGAAGATCAGCCGGTAGGGGATGCGGCTGACGGCCGCGTCCTGATACTTCGCCATCGTGCTGACCGCCGACCCGGTGACGAGCGAGCGGAACAGGTCGGCCGTCGACATGCCGCCGCGTCGGTCGGGCAGGCCCTCGTCGATCATGATCACCGGGTTCTGGATCAGCGCCCCATTGAACTCGGCGAAGGCCTGCGACGCGGGCACCGGCTGGCCGAAGAAGCAGTCCGCCAGGCCGAGCGCGAGCATGCTCTTGCCGGCGCTGCGCGGGCCGTGGAGGTAGCAGCTGGCGACCGGGCCGAGGTGGACAGCCAGCGCCGCCGGCAGCCAACGCCGGAGGTTCGCAGCGTCGCGGAACGAGCCGATCCAGGCGTCGATCTCGGGGTCGAAGGCGGCGCGTTCGACGAGGTCCGAGCGCAGGGCGAACGGGACGACCTTCAGGATCTTGCGGCCGCCCTCGATCGTGAGCCGCGCGCCGACGCGCTCGCCCGCTTCGTAGACCACGTCGTCGATGACGACGCTGTGGCGGTTGAGGATCTCCATGCCGTGCATGGGAGACCCCGACTCGGTGCAGAACGCATCGGGCGAGAGGTGCGAGAGGGACTCGCCGAAGTAGGCGGGCAGCTGGTGCGTCAGCAGCGGCGTGTGGGTGTATTCGCCGGTGGGCGTGACGACGTGGACGCCCTTCTTCGTCTGCAGGCAGTAGTAGCGTTGCAGCATCGCGTCGCGCGCGGCCGGATCGTTCGGCAGGACCTCGGCCGGCAGGTGCTTCGCCATCTCGAGCTGCACGGTCTCGCGCGCAGTGCGGTCGACGGCGTCGCGTTGGGTGCGCTCCTCCTGCTTCTTGACCTCGCCGTTCCAGCTGTGGCGCACCATGCGCCAGAGCTTCGTCGGCCACGACTCGCCGCCGTCCTGCTCGAAGCCGAGCGCGATCGGCACCAGGAGGTGGAACACCTCCTCGGCCGAGGCCTCGGGCACGCCAAGGAAGCACCTCGAGACCGTGTCGCCGCTGATGGCCATCAGCATCTGGTCGCGGCGCCCTGGCTGGATCACCGCGCGGTTGCTGTCGTCGTCCACGAAGACGTATTCGCGGAAGCGGCTGACGCGCATCGCCTTCTTGTAGGAGCTGAGTCGACCTGGCGGCAGGCGGTGGTCGACGTCGGGGATCTCCTCGCCGGCGAGCGTGGCCAGCGGTCGACCGCGCGTGTCCCACGGCAGGCGATCGTGCCGAGGTCGCAGCTCGGACATCCTGATCACCGCCTCCTGCTGCAGCGTCTCGAACCAGTAGCTCTCTTCCCAGGTGGGGCCGGTCGCTTTCTCGTCGCGGCGCGTGACCGAGGGCAGGCGCATACAGCGCGACCACTGGTCGGTGCTGACGTCGACCTGAAGCGTGGTCAAAGCAGCTAGGTCGAAGGCTACGCCGCGGACTACCGCTCCGTATTCGTCGGCCGTGATAGGCGACTCGAGCTCGTAGACCCAGCGCATGCCGCTTCTCGTTGGGTAGATGGCCGAGAAGCGCCGAAGGTAGTGGGTCTCCGGGATGCGGTTGAAGAACAGCTCGAGGATGCCGGCGT